GATCAATTGCTAAAGTTGCTTGCCTCGATTTCCAACGATGAAAAGTTAAATTCAACCTATGTCCCCGTACTAGAGACGGGAACCACATTGCCCATTAACCCATACTGGAATCCCCTGGTTAACTCCGGGCGAACCAGTTGCAGAAAACCGAATATCCAGAATCAGCCCAGGATCGGAGGGGTCCGGGAAGCCTGGAAACCCCGGGATGGGCATGTATACGTGCAAGCCGATTATTCAATAGCTGAATTATGCGCCTTAGCTCAAATTTTACTATGGAAATTCGGTCACTCAAAAATGGCCCAGGCATTACAGGCTGGTCGAGATTTACACCTAGACGTAGGAGCAACGCTATTAGGCATTGAATATGACGAAGCCATCCAGCGAAAAAAGGATCCCGACGTAAAGAATGCTCGACAACTCGCCAAGATCCTTAATTTTGGTGTGCCTGGGGGGCTTACTCGGCGTTTGGCCGATTTTGCAAAGTCCTACGGGGTTGAAATGTCGGGGGATGAAGCTATGGCACTCCGTGACCGATGGCTCCATGCGTATCCTGAAATGGCCGGATATTTTCAAGAAGTACAGGATCGCGTAAGGCAAAGCCCCGATGGGCGATTCTTGATGGTTCAAGCCCGGAGCAATAGGAAACGGGGGAATGTAGGGTACACAGACGGGTGTAATTCTCCCTTCCAGGGGCTTGCCGCCGATTTTGCACTAGATGCCATGTATCATGCGTCCCGCGCCTGTTACATCGACAAACTAAGCCCTTTACACGGGTCAAACGTCGTTGCATTCGTCCACGATGAATTGATTTTGGAGTGTTTGGAAGAGAATGCCCATGAATGCGCGGTGGAGTTGAAAGCGATTATGGAACGTCGCGCCCGGGAATGGTTACCCGATATTCCGATCCAAGCTGAACCCTGTATCATGCGGGTTTGGAGCAAAGATGCTGAAGCGGTATGGGAGGGTGACCGATTAGTCCCCTGGGAGCCTAACTAGGGATAGGGGTATCCCGTTTTTCACGTAAGCGGTAATCCGTTACACTCCGGGTGTGGCAAATAAAATTATAGACGAAGATCCTGCATATTTGCAGGGAATATTAGACACCTACCACCGTTTGAAATCTTATCGCAGCACTGGCGAAGTGCTTGGTATGTGTAAGGATTCAATTCGTAGGCGGGTAGCCTTTGCTTTATCCAAGGGCATGGTACCCGCTGAATTCACAGCATCCCCGTCAATCATTGACGAAACCAAGGGCCGAGAGCGTATCGTTTCGGCTAAAGGTCGGATCCGGTCGGTTGAAGATCTGTTACACGCTGCGAATGTTGACCTGGATAACTGGACGATCAGCCGTCAAGTGGTCAATAAATGGGACGCTTTGGTCCGGGTTGATGATGGCACTACAGCCGTTGAACCCATGTTTCAGATCAAAGTGTTCTTAGAACGTAGGCTTCACCATTTTATTAGCATTGTGGAGCCCATTGAAGCCCTTCCCCGGAAAGCCCCCCCGCGCAATCAAGCGGATCAAACAATGCTTGTTTTGCCCGATGCCCAGTTTGGTTTTCGGCGTAAAGGGGACAAGCTAATACCATTCCATGATCGAGTAGCCTTGGATCTGGCATTGAAGGCATGTGCCATACTGAAGCCCGATGTGCTGGTCTTGATGGGTGATTGGCTTGATTTTCCCGAGTTATCGAGATTCACAACTGAGCCCGAATGCCGTTACCTAATCCAACCCGCATTAATTGAATTGGCTTGGTGGTTACAAGCATTCATGCGTACAGCCCCCGATCATTGCGAAGCACATTGGGTCGAGGGTAATCACGAATTCCGGCTAAGGAATAGTCTACTAGAGCACCAAGCGGGGGCATTGGCCGACATAACGCCAATAGGGGAAGATCTGCAAGCCCAGGGGGCACCCGCTTTAAGCGTTGAACGGCTATTGTGTCTGGATAAATTAGGGATCCAATACCATGCCCCCTACGGAAAACCCCTATGGCTATGGGGAAATATCATGGTGCATCATGGGCATGTGGTGCGCTCCGGTGGGGGCAAAACTGTTAGCTCAATCCTTGCCGCGAATTCTACTCAATGTCATCAGATTGTGGGGCATATACATCGACGGGAAGTGTGCAGCAAAACCGTCCTAAAGACCGGGGGGGACGGCTACCAGACGTTTACTGCGATGTCTAACGGGTGTCTGTGCAGCCTCACACCGGGGGTCGTTCCTGCGGGTAGGGGTCGTCCGGGGGTTGACTGGCAACACGGCTTAGGTGTAGTGTATAAATCGAAAGATAGCGTGCATTTGCATTCAATCCCAATAGAAAACGGGGTTGCCGTGATTGAGGGTCAAATCATTAAGGGCTCGCCAGATCTCGGTGAGATCAAAAAAGCTACGGGGTTGTCGTTATGACTTGGGCAAAACGAGATTTGCACGCAATTGTGCGGGACGAAGGGTTGGAAGCAATCGCGATAATTTTGGACGTGACGGCAAGGTGTTTAGTTGATCTGCGTAGGGGGGAGCACCCTTTGACGGTCGATGATCTGTACCGATTAGGCCAAAAATTCAATGATTTTGATCTGATTGGAACGGTTCAGCGTGTGGGCAAAAAAAGACGGGCAACGGGCAAAAAAAGTCACGGAAGATCTAGTAGAAAAGTCCGGGGGCAAAAATACCCGGAGGGACCAAAGAGATTATTATCCCACCCCGGAATGGTGCGTTAAAGCCTTATATGAGGCATTCCCCGGCTTCCCTCGACCAACCCTAGATCCGTGTGCCGGTTCTGGTAATTTACTCTCTTCCGTACAAGACTGGGCAAAACCCCAGGGCATCGAAATGGATCCTAAATTGGTATCTATTGCTCAAGGTCGCAAATTGCCAGTAATTCAAGGGTGTGGGCTCGCTCGATCTTGGGTCGGTGAGCATGTTTTAATAAACCCCCCGTACAAATCCGCGCAAGAATGGATTGAAAAAGGATTGGGCGAAGCGGAAAGCGTGACGGCACTTTTGCGTTTAGGGTTTCTGGCCTCGAAGCGTCGAAAGCCCTTACTTGAGGCTTACCCGCCCCATGCCCTGGGGGTACTCTCTAAAAGACCATCGTTTCGATGGAAAGGCACAGATTCAAGTGACTATGCATGGTTCCACTGGCGACGAGAAACGCGGGGTCTATGTTTTCAGTCAACGCTTAGAATCCGATGGTTGACACCTGGCGAGTAGTTGCCTTAATTCGAGGTTGTCTTGCTCCAAATCCTGAAGCGTTTTCAATCGGGCATCAGAAACCCCTCGAATATCCTTTAAGGCTTGCTCCAAGTCCAGAATATCAATTTCGATGGAGTGAAAACTAAAAGCACACGCCACACATTTGCGCTTCCGCACCCGATACAATTGGGGCTCCCACCAATCCCAGACCTTCCCTGCTTTTTTGAGAATGGCATGGTGCTTAGGGTTAGTTGTATTGATCCGCGAATCGTATACCCGTGTGATACTGTGATTGCAGGTAGGGCACCTCATAGACTAACCCCCATATATACCCCCACCCCGAAAGTTAAAACACTGGATGTGACCGTCCAGAAAGTGGGGTTTTGCCACCATGATAGGGGTTGCAATAGCTCAAGGATATGGTTTCTCTGCTTGTCTATACGAGAATTGCAGATACCCAAAAGCGCACCCTTTTCTTTCCCATCTTCGATTCGCAATTTCCCACAAAGATTCAATGATAGAGCGCATTTAGGTAAAGCTACGCTTGCACACCCTAAAGCCTTCCGGCTTTGCTCAATTGACCACAGCAACCCCGTGCAAGGTGCCGGGGTTCCTACGGCTAAAGGTGCTGTAATTGTGCATAGGTGTGGTCGCTCGTTTGCGTCCCCTGCGTCTAATTCGGCTAAGACATTGGGGCTCAATTGCGACAATATGACAAACGCTAAAAACACTAAAACACCTTATTGATTTCATCGGCAAGGGATGCGGGATCTGCGTCTTTTAGTTGTGTTTCCTTTTCGTCCAACTTTTCTTTTTCTTCGGCATGATCTTGTTCCAATTGATCCCGGGATGCGTCGTGCTCTTTTATGACTTGCGTTTCGCGGTTCCTACGCTCGACCCGATCTTTAAGTTGCTGAATGCTTAGGCTCAATTGTTTGGCGTCTTCCCGTCTACGCTTGAACAATAAGAACGCAAGAACCCACCCCAGAGCACCATAAGCCCATCCGGGGATGCTCCGTAGAAATGCCCATGCTTTAACTAGGTGGACCACCGATTCGGCCTTTCAATACGCCCACAATGGTGGTGGACAGTGCTGCCCCCGCTAATCCTACCATAGCCCCCTGGGCACTCATATCGAGGCACCAACCAAAGGAGGCACCGATGCAAAGTGCCGCAAAACGCACCGCAGTTTTTTGCCACGAATCCGCAGCAAATCTCCAAACAAACGGCTTCACCGCTTCCAAAATTCCCCAAGTTGCCACCGCGCAAAGGATAGCAATTCTAATTGTGTCGCTCGATAGATTCATGGATTATGTCCTTTGGGGTTAGCAGTTTCCGTACAAGTCTTAGTTGCGCCCGTAAATTCCTGAGATCTTGGGTCTGCTGTACGATAATCCTCGTTTGGTTTTCAGGTGAGGGTATCGGGACAACCGTGATCGGTGTAGGAATTCCTGCGTCTAAATTCACCTGGGGGGCATTCTGCGCCCATCCTATGGCGACGGTGACGGCGAGCGTAAGCGCAATAATTGTAAGATTGCCCGGGAATCCCCTTGGATCCCTGCGATCAACTCCCGTTGCGCTCTTAGCTGAGTGTTGATCTCTTTGATCGCTACGTTTGCCGCTGTCGATTCGATTGCTGCCCGTTCGGCTTTCGCTTCTACTCGACCGATGTAAAGTACCGTGGAGACAATCGTTAGGATCATCATCCCCACTGCGCCCAGTGTAAACTTGAGGTTGCTTGCGTCCATTTTTCAAGGGTTCTCCTATCGGGTTCGCTGAAAGTGCATATAATCGGGGTATGTTTTCCAGTCTCCACCCCAAGTCCACCCCTTGTCTTTCCAAACTTTAACAAATTCAGGGTATTGCAGCAATGGTGCATCCTTATTGCCAACCCTGTTTAAGTTACTATCAAAATCAATGGCGATCCCCCAGCTATGCGTCGAGATCCCATATTTCCCTGTTTTGTGCCACCGCTTAAATCGAGGCACGTAGGACCAAGCCTTTTGGGGTGTGTATCCGCTCACTTCACACGCTTCACGATAGCACTCGATCATTTCAGCAATGATGCCTTTGTGCGCCCAGGTATGTTGACCCGTGTGAAAAGTACACTTGCCAATGTGGCGACGGACCCATCCCCGTTCAATCGTAATTGCCCCCGCTCGATCCCCAGGCTCATAATCAAATGCCCCATAAACGGCCTCAATGTCCGGCCTACGTCCCTTTGGGATAGGTAAACTGTCTGAGGGGGGACTGTCTCTGTCTAGTCCTATCGCGGCAATGGTCGCGGGGCCACAAAGCCCGTCTTGGGTAAGATCTTGGTCTTTCTGGACGGTTAACGCACCCAACCTAATGATCTCCCCCAGGGCATCGTCATCAAGGGTTCCGCCCTCAACTTGCCTCAAATTCCATCGACGTTCAAACTCGTAATTTTCGCTCATTCCTCGCCCACCATATCAGGTAATCCATGCTGCAAAAAATCGTATTCCAAGGGTAGTTTTTGGGCACCATTCCCCAAATCAAAAATAGCCCCCCAGATATTAGGCAAATCCTCGGTATCACACCACTTCATAATAAGAGTGTTGGACCAAACGCCCGACGCTAACAGGTTGTCTATCATTTGTGCGAAAAATCCCGCGCCAGTTTCACCGGTTGTAAAATAGATAGGGTGCGGTCCTATTCCGTAAGGATCCCCCGATTCGGGGATTGTAGGGTCATTTGCCGCTGCAATCAGGTCCATCATGTGACCCCCCCAGGGTTGCCCGGGTGCCACTAGGGCACGGTCGATTGTCCCGTCTTCTTGCATATAGGTCGCCGGGATCGGCCAAATAAATTCGTCTATAAATAATTCAAACTGGGCAGTATTTTTGGGATGGAATCCCGCGTCTTTCCCTCGGGCATCGTTTTCGGGGCTCTGATCTATCGGATGAAAGGGATCATTCATGTCCCCAGGTCTAAATCCATCTAGCCACGGGGGTCCGGGGTTAGCCTCCCGCCACTGGAATGCAAACACTTTTGCCGTAGCGGATTCGATCCCCGATAATTGTGACCAATCCGCACCATGCCAATACGAAGTGCTCCGGGGGCATAGGTACAACTTCCCCCCGGCTAAGTGTTCCGCATAATAAAGGTGCGATCCCAATGTGGGGCTATCTATACGCACGATCCTGCCTGTTTGGGAGCAATCCCATCCGGGGGCACCTCCATCATCGTGGATCAAGGCATTAGGTTGCGCGGGGTCTAAGAAAACTTTGTGGGTTTGTCTGCGTTCTTGGTAGTGGTCAAACATAGATTCGAGCACTCGAACCGT